ATATTAGTTCTATTCTAAGTCCTAATGTAGCTGTACAAAGTGAGTGTAAATTAAAGTTATTATTGTTTGAAGATTTTGATAGATTCCTTGTTGTGGATAAAGTTGATACGGTGATGAGTCAAATTTTGAATTCTCTTGATGGGTTTGATGATAAAGGAGATACTGTTCGTTTCTTTACAGCAAACAATGCGGCATCAATTTTCTGTGTAGATGCTTTGATTAATAGAATGAGTGCAAAGTACAAATTTGAATTCCCAACAATTGAAATTTTTAGAGGAAAGTTGGAAAGATTTCTATCATTTCATGAAAGTTATGATAACGACAAAAAGGAAGAATTGTTACGATTAGTAGTAGAAAAGAAAGTAACTGTTCGTCCATTTGTAAACTTTGTGATTCGTTATTTATTTGACGACAATTGTCTAGATGTGATGATAGAGAATATAAATGAATTGAAATAATTTAGATATAATTTAGATATATTTAAAAATGGAACCAATATTCACCCTTGTATGTTTTTTTTTGGGTTATTATATGGGAACTGATTATGATAACTATTGTAAGGCTAAACGACGCCACGAGGAAATGGTGGATAAATTGAATTCAATAGAAAGTAGATTAAGCTCAATTGAATCAAGAATAAAATAATATGTATTGTATATATATGAAATTAAATTATAAATATACAATTATTTACACACTTGTTAGTATTTTATTATTTTGGATAGTGATAAAATATGGAACAAATGTATTAACAAGATTTTGTTCAGGAAACAAAGTGTTAAAGGAAGGATTAACTGATTTTGAAAATTATTCACAAAAGATAGTTCCATATCCAAGAGATGCTGTTATAAATTATAATGATGTAAATTCTCCATTATATAGTCATACAGTAAATTTGCCAATAAATGATCCAGTAAGTTGTAAAAACTTTTGTGGTCCAAAATCACAGTGTTTACTAACAAGAGAACAATGTACATCAGATATAGATTGTACTGGATGTAATCCAGGTCCAAAACCACAAAGTACATGTACAACAGCAGAAATAATGCCATATGATAATGCGGGTAAATTAGGTCAAAATTTAGGTTTACAATATAGTCCGTTAACAACTGGTTATGATAATCATAATGCTGATTTTGCTCAAATATATCCAGGTTCAAAAGATGCGCAATTAACAGTACCATATCAAGGCTTAGATATATGGACAGACTCTTTTAATAAGGGTTTACAATTATATAATAGAAGTCGTGAATCAGCGGATGAATATGCTGAGGGTATTTCAAATGCGATCCCATTGGCTTCAAAGAGTAAATTGCCATATTATGAGGCAAAATATCCAATGACAGTGTCGTTAACGGGACAATTTTATGAGACAACTCCGCCGGCATCAAACGCTGCTTTACAAAATATGGATCCGTCTTTAAATTAAAAATTAAATAATATATTTTTTAATTTAAAGAAATAGTATAAAAGGGGGTGTCCCTATAATTAAGTAGCATACATTAATCCTACATTTCCACCAATAAAGTTGACCACGTTTATTCTTTCTTCAAATAAATGTAAATCAAAGTTATAATCATAAATTCTCCATGTTGGCTTATTTACGCCTATAATCGTTCCTGTTTCTGGATCACATATAGTTAAACTTTGAGCTAACGGGTCTAATGGTGGAATGATTGTTGTAAATTCTAATTCAATTTGATTAAATCTACTCATATTTATTGCTCCAGATGGCTGTAAATCTGAATTGTTTGAATGAATACTAAAATTATAACAATACAAACCAGGAGGAGCACTTCCCGTTGTTCTTGTATATTTTTCAATTAAATCAAACACTCCTGCTGGTTGTATATTCTCTCTATATGAACCATCTAATAATATACCCATTGCAACCAATATCATTTTCTCATTTTGAGGATGATATGATTGATTCACAACTAATCCAGTTAATGTTCCATCTGGATTCACACCTGGACCTATTTCTACAGCAGTCAAAACCCCTCCAATATTTCTGTAAACTGTATAGTTTCCAGATGTCGGAGCTTGTATAACGTTAAGTGGTAAATAATTATATGGCCAATTAGTATAATTAGACCATTCATTACGTAAATTAGCATCACTTCGTTGAAAATAGAATAACCAATTTGAAACCATTCCTAGTGAATCTAATTCAACTTTATTCGGTCCGGTTACATTTGGAAATATTCTCTCATGAACCTGTTTAATTAGATATTTTTGTTCTTGTAATGCAAATAAACGCTCTTCATCATTTGATAAAAAACAATACGTACAATTTAAATGTACATCAGCATTCCATAAAGTTCTTTGATCAACATATGAATCTATATCTATACAAACATCTGGTGGTGGCTGTAAAAAACGGAAAAATTGCATATACCATAAATTAAAATTAGGAGAAATATAAGGATAATTATTAGTAGCATCAAACACATCACGTATTACAAATAATTGATTTACAGGTCTAAATGTTACATTAATATGTAACTCATTATATTGTAATGATGTTAATGGGAATGCCATCTGTGATTTTAATCCAAACCAATTATTTAATGGTATATATAAAATTCTTCCTCTAATAGATGGCTCAGGACCAGCTAAATCTCCATTATAATAAGCATTTGGATATGAATTTACACGAGAATTAGCATTAGCTGGATCAACTAATTCTGGAACCTGGCCAATCATTTCATTAAATAAATTACGTTTAATAGCACTATAATCGCGTTGAACAGCTGCTAATAAATAGTCACCGGAATATTCTTGTAATGTATAATTACCACATGTAATACTAATTTTGGCAATCATTTTGGCTCCAATATTTTCTATCCACTTAAATTCATAAGGAGCCCATTGTTCAATATTTCCTAGACCCTGAGAAGTTGTTTGTTCTGTAATTTGTTGCGGTGGAAGAATAGGACTCCAAATATTTGGTAATGCTACAGATAAATAGCAATCCATCAAAAGATCAGCATATCGTTTCACTTTAAACGTAAAAGTTGACTCCTCTGAAAGACGTAAAGTTTTTGAGCCTTCGTAATTTAAAACAAATTTTTGTAATCCAAAATTAGTATATTGACGATAAGTAGATTTAAAAAAAGATTTTGTAGGATTAGAATTAAGTACTATATTCTGTTGACCTTGACTAACTAATTGCATCAAGCCGCCGGGCATTTTTATAATATATTAATATATTTTTAATTACTTATTCATCATAATATAATTTTATAATTTCTAATAATTCTTTATTTTCTTCATTTTCAATTCTGCTTATTTGTTTTTCAATTTCTTCTTTTAATGTAGCTAATCTAGTGTATAACATTGGATTTATACTCTTACCACCTTTATTCTTAAATTTATCTGGGTTGAAACGAATAAAAATAAATTTTCCTCCGTGTAACATATACAAGTCATCATAACGAATTTCTTCATCGTCTTTATCATATCCTTTATGTTGATTTTCATCAGTTTCAATACATAATAATGTATTACCTATAAGTTTACGATGATCAATTCTTCGTCTATGGATGCACTCACAATTACCAGTCCATAAAGGTATATCATGATGAAACCCTTCAAAATGTATATTAATAAAATCTCTTATGGCTATTTCTTTTGTTTTTGAACGGATTTGTAATGTAAGAGGATCATTTGGAAATAATTGTTGATAACAAAAAACACAATATCCTTTATATTTAGGATTAGCCCTAGTGCCAAAGCAAAGATTTCCCCTACATTTATTATGTCTTACATCTATCATTCCATATAATTTATGCGATATACAATATATTGCTTTAGTTTCTCCTTCAATATTATAATTTGGAATAACTTTACAATCTGGGTGAATACACGTTTTACATTTAATATTTACCATTCCATCTAATTTATGTGTAGCACAATATAACATTTTATTTTTCCCTTCTAAATTATAAGCTGGTAAAACTTTACAACCGGGATGAATACAAGTTTTATCTTTAATATTTACCATTCCATCTAATTTATGTGTAGCACAATATAATGGTTTAGTTTTTCCTTCAATATTATAATTTGGTATAATCTTACAACCGGAATGAATACAAGTTTTTGTAACAATATTTACCATTCCTTCTAATTTATGTGTAGTACAATATAATGCTTTAGTTTCACCTTCTATATTACAAGATGGTTGAACTTTACAATGTGGATAAATACAAGTTCTACATTTAATATTTACCATTCCATCTAATTTATGTGTAGCACAATATATTCCTGTTGACTTTTCTTCCATATTATAAACAGGTTGAACCTTACAACCGGGATAAAGACAATTTTTACTTTTAATGTCTATCATCCCATCTAGTTTATGTATAGCACAATATAATGCTTTAGTTCCTCCTTCTACATTATAAGATGGTTGAACTTTACAACCAGAATGAATACATATTTGACTTACTAACTTATACGTTTCCTTATGTTCTTTACATCTTAAAGGTTTTCCAAAAAATTCACCATAGTTAGCATATTTACGACAGTTTTCGTGTTCACAAATTTTGGGCATTATATTATATATAAATATATTTCTAAGTAATTTTACTCCCCACTTTTATTTTTAAGGAGTAATAAATAATACCATATTTTACTAATAATTTATTATTTTTATTTATATAATATAATATGAATTCTTCTGAAAAAATACCAAATGTAGCAAATGATATTATTAAAACGGTTTCTCAAATGAAAGACTCAACAACCGTATTATTATATACTGTTATTACGCTTATCATTATTTTAATAGCAATTTTAGCTTACTTATATTATACAGGTAAAAAAAGTAAAAATTGTAAAACTATGGATGCTATCTATGGAGATTTAAATGGTAAAATTAAATCAATTGATACTTCAGACCAGTTTAATTATACTTTTAAAGATTATTATATCAAAACTGCCTATAATTGTTGTAGTGGAGGTAATTACAAAAATGATTACGTTGATCTATGTACCATGAAAGATCTTTTAAAACAAGGTGTTAGAGGTCTTGATTTTGAAATTTTTTCTATTGATGATCAACCTGTAGTTGCTAGTTCAACTAGTGATAATTACTATGTTAAAGAAACATTTAACTATATTAATTTTGTTGATGTTATGAATGTTATACGTGATTATGCTTTTTCTACTTCCACTGCACCAAATTCATTAGATCCTATTATCATTCACCTTCGCATTAAAAGCACAAATCAAAAAATGTATCAAAATTTTGCTAAACTTTTGGAAAACTATGATTCTATTTTGTTAAGTAAAGATTACGACTCGGAATATTATGGTAAAAATTTTGGTGATGTTGAAATAAGAAAATTAATGGGAAAAGTTGTTATTATTGTTGACAGATCTAATATAGCATTTTTAGAAACTCCAGAGTTTTATAAATTTGTTAATATGACAAGTAATTCTGTTTTTATGAGAGCATTACATTATTATGATATTAAATACACACCAGATATGAATGAGCTTATTGATTTTAATAAACAAAATATGACAATTGGAATGCCAGATAAAGGAGCAGATCCAGAAAATCCTAGCTCAATTGTTATGAGAGAAATGGGATGTCAGCTTTTAGGAATGAGATATCAAAAAATTGATACTAACATTGAGGAAAATGATGTATTCTTTGATGAAAATGGATATGCGTTTGTTTTGAAACCTGAAAAATTACGTTACGTTCCTGTCACTATTCCATTGCCTCCTCCACAAAATCCAGAATTATCATATGCTCCAAGAACTGTCCAATCTGATTTCTACAAATTTGATATTTAATTCCACATTAAAAAAGGTGGAGCCAAACAATAATATATAATTTCAGTGTTTTCATATTATATTTTTTATATAATTATAGTATGAAAGAAATATGTGATAAAAAGATGACATTTAATGATTGTGAATTAGCAATATTAAGAGCA